GTGTTCGGGTTAATAAGGAAATGATGATTTGGCTCATTGTATGGTTCGAATCCATACAGAACATCGGCACCGTAATTAGTCCACCAAATAGCCTGCTTTCCTGCGTAGTAGCCGAAGTCAGACACATTAAGAGGACCATATTTATCACTGCGATTTCCATTGGCCCAAGGGGGTGTGTATCCGAGAATGGGCAGAGCTTTCATGCCGTACTTGCGACACATCTTTGCCATGATGTCGGATCGATTGAAATTGATAGACCCTTTTACAGGCTCAGCCCATGCCCAAGCTAGATCGGTGCGGAAAATCTGACAGTTGAGACTCTTTAGCCAAGCGAAGAGATAGTCCGCTGCTGCCAATGTGTCTGGCATTGCACCAGAAAATCCAACTAAGTATTCAGTAGGTGTTGGTTCAGGCGGTGGAGGAGGGGGAGTAGGAGCAACAAACAGAGACGATATAACATCAGTGAAGCCATCCCCAAATGAAGAAGCAAGATTTGGCTCTGCAGGATTTCCCCCTTCGGCCATCGCGTAGATGTAGTTGTCTAGCGCGATCATTTCTCCGGGGGAGTCTCGCTTGTACTTTTGCAACACAGATCCGGTTTTCATCCTGTCCCAACCGGATCTTAGCTTTGCTCCATTCATGCTGCCACCTTTTCCGGTTCGTCTCTAGAGGGAACCTCACACACCCCTGTTACGCAGTCCATGCCGTTGGCTTCAACAGTTCTCTCTTTACGACTGATCTGGTCTTTTGGCGTCGATAGAATGACCGACTCTGCATCTTCAATCTGTACCGGGGAGAATGGCTCGTTCTCTCTGCTGCCCCAACGATAGAAAGTTGTACCCTTAAGGGTGGGCAAGTGCTTGAGCCAGACTTCGCCCAGGTCACCAATGCTGTAGTCGGTCGGCAAATTGATCGTCTTTGAAACTGCATTGTCGATGTGACGCTGCCAGACTTCCTGCATCTCAAAGTGTCTGCTGACTGATACATCTGCTGCACCCTCTACGATGTCTGGATAGAGGTCATATTCTGGCTCAATGACAAGAGTTCTTTCGCCTCTTCCTTTGAAATTGCGCCAGTAGACGGGAGCCATGAGAGGCTCAATCCCTGTTGATACGCCCGATACGATTCCTGTAGTTCCCGTCGGAGCGATGGTGAGAAGCGCACAGTTTCTGATTCCATATTCCAGCACCTTTCTTCGAATGGCTGGCTTCATGGTCTTCATGAATCCTGATTCACAAAATTCAGGCTTGAAGGCAGGGAATGGTCCCTTCTCAATAGCCAGACTGATCGAAGTGTCATAGGCTGTGTTCTTGATGAACGCCCCAAGCTTATCACAGAAGTCGAGGGCTTCGTCAGAAGAATACTTGATCCCCAATTTGAGCAGCATGGAGTGGAGTCCCATGACTCCCATTCCGAGACGGCGCACGTCTTCGCTGTTCTCCTTAATCTTGTCGAGCGGATACTGATTCACAGTGAGCACGTTATCGAGGAAACGAACAGCGACACGGATGGTTTCCTCAAGCTGCTCCCATTGGACCTTGCCGTCCTGAACGAAACGAGGAAGGACAAGATGCCCCAGGTCGCACGAACCATAAGGCTCAAGCCAAATTTCTCCGCAGGGGTTAGTGCTGATCAGATTCTTATGATAGAAAATGTTGTTCATCTGGTTAGCCATGTATCCGTTCAAAACTCCTGGTTCACCGTTGTTCCAAGCATTCTCAACGATGCGATTCCATAGCTTACGAGCGTTAACTGTCTTGCCTGTCTTGCGACCACCCCACTCAAGCTGAATCTCTCCGTTGTTGCGCACTAGCTCAGCAAACTCTTCCGGATCTATGTTCATAACGACGGAAATATTACCATTCGATAGATTTCCGTCCTCTAATTTGCAGTCGAGGAAGTTGATAATGTCCGGGTGGGTGATGTTGAGACACCACATCTTAGCCATGCGACGGTTGCCACCAGCGACTAGTTCATTGCCGATACCGTTGTCCATTCTGAACACAGAAACGGGTCCAGTAGCGTATCCTCCTGTCCCTTTCACTTCGTATCCAGAGGGCCGGACAGCAGATCCGTTTGCTCCTACACCACCGCCTGTTCCGCTAATGATCAGGCTCTCCCTAAGATAATCTCCCCATCCTTCACGACTGTCAGACAATGGAATAACAAAGCAGTTAAGAAGCTGAGCCTTGGGTCTTCCAGATCCATACCAGATTCGTCCTCCCGGCATAAACCTGTTGGACGCAATCTCTCCATAGAATCTGCGTTGCCATTTCTCTCTTACGTCTGAATCTTCTGCTGCTGCAACGTGGTCAGAGACACGACGTGCTGCCATATCCCATGTTTCATCCTCGTTGTAGGCGTATGATGCCTTGAACGTTGCTTCTCCGAGATCGTCAAGACGAAAAGGTACTACGGACATTATTACTTCCTCCTTAAGGCGCTGTGCGCCCGTTATCAATGAATGCTTGATGCGTTACCGGCATGTGCTCGGAGAACAGAAGTTCAACCACCCTAGCGTACTCTCTAATCTCCATCTGAGCCTGCTCAGAATTTCTGAGTCCGAGGAAGTGCATCAGAGAGCGCGAGTTGCAAGACCAAATCATTTCCGAGTAAGTAAACACAGGAAGAAATCCTCTTGCCTGCTGCTTCGATACACCTAGCTCTAGGCTCTGTTCGTACAACTGGTAGGCCAGATTACTGCTGTCCCTTAACCAGTTCTTGTATTGCTCTGCGCTGGATTCGTTTGTCTCTTCGAATGTGTACGCTCCCGGCTTGCCCTTTTGCTCTAGCACCACGTCGGGAACGTAAAACTCGGGTGCTAGCTGTGAATATCTACCGCTCCATTCATTATAGCTATGTCCAACGCGGTGTCTGTGCCATTCACGAAATACAAATATTGGTGCCTTAATTCTAAACTTGAAGAAGGTGTGCTCAAACGGAGTTCCGTGTCTCTCTCGCATGAGGAATTTGATTAGACCCTTGCCTGCATCATCCAATTCAGAAGACTCTGAGTTGAACGACACTCTCGCAGCGTTAACTACATCCAGATCCTCTGCGCAGACCTTGACTAAATCAACATGACCGTGATCCAGAACGCTAATTCTGGACATCGGCTTCCTTTCGTTCCTCCCTGCGGCGATAAAGACTTGTTTCGTTCCAGTCGCCGAATTTCATACGACTCATATCCCAAAACATATCTGTCTCGCACGTGGCTCCGTCTCGGTTCTTTAGAAGCCGAACCTCCATCTGCTTGTTCTCTTTCATTTCATCATCCTGATTAAGTCCAATAACAATATCAGAGTCCTGACCGATGGAGCGTGAGTAGCTGATGTTGTCCAGCCGTGCTCCACCCTGAGCGGAGTTGATGTTTGTCTGAGCCACGCCGATGATCGGAGTGCCTGTGGTGCGGGCAATCTGCTTCAACGCCTGCGTCAGATAGGTCACCTTCTCCCACATCTGCGTGCCACCCTGGGATCGTGCTGTCTCCATGAGGCTGATGTAGTCTACTACCACTAGATCAGGCTCATAGCGAACGATTTGTGCGTACACATAATCGGGAGTACAGTGGCGGACATCGTCCTTCACAATAATATCGGCCTTTTTCTCCTTCATCTGCTTGGCTTTCAATCGCCAGTTCTCTAGATCCTCAGCAGACAGGGTGCCAGCCTTCAATTGATTGTACTCAAAATTGGTGAGCATGGTGTCCCACTTGCGCATCAGCGCAGGAGCTTCCATTTCAAGCGAGACTACGAGCGAGGTTCTGTCTTGCATCCATGCGTTGTAGACGATCCAGCCTGAGAGAGTGGACTTTCCAGTTCCCTGCCATCCTGAAATTGTAACGAACTCATGCGGCTGAATCCCGAAGGTGAGCTTATCGAAGGCAGGAATGCCCATACGGATGCCAAGATCGACACGTTCGCCAGTCTCGTACTCATCGATCCGCTTTTCCATATCAGAAAATCGAGCGAGTTCAGCGGAAGGCATAAGCTGAGCTAGCTTGCGCGAAGTTTCCAGGAACATGCCGTCGAAGTCCTCGACGTTCCCCTTGGCAACCTCTTGTGCTAGGTCTTGCAGCGACGTGATCGCAAATCTTTTCTTGACCAGCTTTATGAAGGCGTCCTTAAGATACTCAAGAGAGTCTGTTGCAAGTTCAAAGTTGTAATTCTCGAACTCGGGCTGACTCCGAATGACCTGCAAAGAGGGAGCGCCCTTGAACTTTCGGGCATGATCGCACATGAAACGATAGATGTCTCGATGGATCTCTTCGTTGAAGTGTTCCTCTGTGATTCCGGCTGCTTGCATCTGTTCAATTTGACCAGTGTGAGCTACTTTTCCCAGTAGCAAGCGCTCTACGTCCATGCAACTCCTCTCGTTGGTTGGTGATGACTCACCTTAGCAGGTTTCCAGACCAAGTGCAAGTGATCTTTCTCCTCGATGTGAAAGTTCTTGATCTCTCGCGTGCGCGCGTGTATTAGTTCTTTAATACTAAGTACATACTGTGTAAATCTGCTACTACCTACTACATCCAAAGTCAGTAACTTTGTCATCATCCACATAGGGAAAAACCTATACTCTAGAAACATGGCAAAATTAGATATCACCGAAGAAGAAAGAGAAAGGCGTAGATTAAACGCCTTAGAACTTCATGCTCAAGGAAAATTAGGTGGTGTAGAATTTGGAAAATTAGGTGGTAGACCTAGAAAGAAAAGGGCTACTGAAATTGCTGCTGAAAAGATTGATGAAAAGGGCCAGCAAATTGCTGATCGATTGATGCAGCTAATTCTTGAAAGCGAAAGCGAAAAGACTGCGCTAGACGCTATTAAACACGCTCATGCAATTACTGAGCAGGAAAGAAAGATTGAAGTTGAAGAGGAGGTGAGATATGAGCAACTTAAGCACAACGAACTCCTTGCCATCGTCGTCGGAAACCTCGAAAGACTCACACAAGATGGTAGAATTCAACTCCATGACTTTATTGACCAAGAGCCTCTCGAACTTGAAGCTGGAACAACTGATTGACCTGGCAAAGTCTACCGATGCGCTGTTAAAGAAGCCAACCACACTTGGTCCGCAAAACGATGATGAATTGTGGGACTGGATTAAGGACAATTTGGGTCTACAAATCCCTCGAAAGAGGATTTGTCCGGATCATCAGTCACCCTTTGAATTTCTTGCTGATGTTTACTTCGAAAGAGTAACTGCGTCCATCGCCATTGCTAATCGCGGCGGGTCTAAGACCATGATATCAGCTATCATCCACCTTCTCAACTCCCTTTTCAGGCCAGGTTGTGAGTCGGCTCAGGTGGGTGCCGTTGAGCAGCAAGCAAGACGAGCTTACACCAATCTGCAGCAGTTGCTCAAGGCTCACGGCAAGGTGGATCTATACTCAGATCACCCGATGGTACAAAGAAGCGTGGAAAGAGAGACAACTTTTACTAACGGATCAATGTTGGAAATCCTGATTGGGACACCGGCTGGTGTGAACGGCCCTCACCCTCAGAAACTTGGAACAGATGAAGCGGAACTTATGCCCGAAGATGTGTTCCAGGAGAGCAGAAACATGAGCCAGTCAAAGGGTGGAATTCTCGCCCAAGATTGGATCACATCTACCCGAAAGGGTGCTCATGGACCGATGCAAAAACTT